CGTTCTATCGCGTTTATCGTTGATCATCCCGTCTACCGGGAGGTGTTCGCTGCTGACTTTAGAGATCGAATTATACACCATTATATCGCATTACGTATAGAACCGCTGCTTGAAGCACAGTTTACAAATCGCACTTTTAATTGCCGTAAAGGAAAGGGAACTTTGTATGGCGTGAAAAGACTGCATGAGGATATACGGATGTGCAGCGATGGTTATACAAAGGATTGCTATATATTGAAAATGGATATTAAAAGCTTCTTCATGTCCATATCAAAAAAGCTACTAAACAAGCGTATGGATGAGTTTATACGCGAGAACTATAACGGTCCGGATAAAGAAGACTTGCGTTATCTGTCATCCATTACCATTCTGCATAATCCGGAAGAAAACTGCATACGTAAATCTCCGGAGGCAAAATGGCGTTTTCTTCCTCCAGGGAAAAGCCTGTTTTTGCAAGATAAGGACCTTGGTTTAGCTATAGGAAATCTTACATCACAGCTTTACGCTAACTTTTATCTGGACCCATTCGATCATTATCTGGAAGATACGTTAGGTTTTGTATTTCACGGAAGATACGTGGATGATTTCTATATAGTGGATGAAAATAAAGACAAGCTAATTGCTGCTATTTCTCCTATACGAAAATACCTGGAAGCTGAATGTAGGCTTACTTTACATCCAAACAAAGTGTATCTCCAACATTACTCAAAGGGCGTCAAATTTACAGGCGCAGTGGTAAAAAGAGATCGGATATACATTTCCAATAGAACGGTGGCTAATTTCCAGAACTTAACGTACAGACTGAACCATACGGAAATAAATGATTTTGAGAAGGTGAGAAAATGTACGGATGGCATGAATTCGTATCTGGGGCTGATGAAACACACTTTGAGCTATGCCATTCGCAGAAAGAATCTAAGTAATATAGACAAGAAATATTTTAAGTATTTCTATATTTCCGGCCATTTTGAGAAAATCACAATAAAAAGAAAATATACAGATAAGACCAACGCTATAAACCGGATTAAGAAAGGAGGATTGAATGGATACGACTAAGAGCGAGATATACCTTGAAGATATCGACATGAAAGTGATTAACTTGTTAAAAGAACACTCTAAGATGTTGTTTATTGAACCACAGGGTAATAGATACAAGATAAAGATAGAATGGAATGAGCAGGCGGAGTGATTTGCCTGCTCATTATCTCTATGCGTTTAATTTAAACCACGAGTTCCAGGTGTGAGCAGTGCTATACATAACTCGCATATATACACTACCATCTGCCATATAAGCTACCTGTTTAAAAACATGTCCGCTACCGTCAAGCTGTCTAGTTTCAATGGCTCCACTCTTTCCTGTTACTGGAGAGTTAACCGGAACGGAAGAAGAAGACCAACTATAAGTATTTGATCTTAAATCGTTTAAATCATTGGTCGAATCAATAGTACCTCCATATACATGAGTATCTGTTTTTTGAATTAAACCATCCCTTTGAATAGATGCGATAAAGATTGGATTAGTTTCCTCTATGTATACTGCTGCGTCAACTTCCCCCTGATTGGCCGTCGAAAAAGGAATAGAGTCGGTGCTTGATATAATAGTATTTAGTATTTTTACATATATATACGGTGTAAATTGTGTTCGTTCAAATATTATTTTAAAAGCGCCAGTACTTTCGTTTGACCATATTTTAAATCGCGGTGTCGCTGGAACGTTCGCTCCGCCTATTCGATTTAAAATTATCGTAGGCGGCTTCAATATGTCGGCTGATCTATAGATAGCCATATAAAATAAAGTCATAGGTCCACCTCCATGAACTGAAATACTAATAAGAAGAGATGTATTCATTGCCGTTGTGGTATTCCACTCATATACAACTCTTGACACCTGCGTTGCCATCGCTCTTTCCTTCCTTGCATCACTGGCTGGTTTAAGGCCGTTTTTCTCAGTTGTAGCCGTCGGGATATTGGCTATCAGTTCGTTTACTACACTTTCGTCATTTAGATATATTTTCTCCATAATCTGTCATTTTTAAGGGACGATTGTTTTACTACAGATTCATCCCGGTTAAACATTTTGTTTTATTCTCTTTCTGTTAATTTTATTCCTTACGTTGCCGGATAAGTATTCCCTAGAACATCATTTTTATAAAACCTTAATCCTGTTCGTGGATTCAGATTAAAAAAATAATTGTCACCGCTCATATCTGTTGATGATGTAATTTCAGCGCTTGATATATTCATTTCTGAATTTAGCACATCATTGTGATAGGTCCTCAGCCTGATTTTAGGGTAGTAATTCTTACCTCCCATCCAATCTTCTTCAACAAAACTGATACGTCCGACTTCGTTGTTGTCTTGATTATACATAGTTATCTTATTTCCCTCAGGGTCTATCTCTATTCGTGTCCCTCCCGCTGAGGTTAAGAATTTACCTATAATCTCGACATTGCCTTCTTCATCGATCTTAAAAGAACCATTCGGAGATTGTATATTCTTAAAAATACCTCCATTCACCTTGACGGTATTACCTTCAAACAAACCCGTAGCAAAATCCAGAAGAAGATTGGGAGTGAATTCTTCCGTGCCAAACTTTCGGAAATCATTGGTAGGATTGCCTGATGCATCAACACCCTGCTGCGATATCATATATTCATCCTGGAATACAGCCGAGCCTATCAAAGCGAAATTAAGGAGAGCAATCTCGGCCGCAATTAACTTGTCGTAAGGATAAGGCGTCCATAGTCCACTTTCCGGATGGGCTTCAATCCACTCTTTCGGGCTGATCTCCGTATTTCCAGAAACGCGGCTGGTCCACATGTACAACACATTGTCTTCCTTCAGATACTCTCCGTTCTTATACACATTTTCCACGTTCCAATCATCCGAACGTGGAAAAGGCGTAGGATTGGCGGCAACAATGTTCACCTGCTTGCTATCAATCTCTTTCGTCCGTGCAGCATCCTCATAAGCATAGATACTGATACGGTTAGCGGTAGCATACTGATCTGAAGGAATAGTGTAGTCATAAGAACTGACCTTTGAAACAGGTTTGTCCTCAAACAACTTCGTTACACTGCTCCCTACAACGCTTTCAACCCTGAACGTGAGATAGGCAGACATAGCCACCTTATTACTCCCTTCACCGGCCCAAAACCGGACCTGTAACGGTGCAGCCTGTACGTTATGAGCATCCAAAGATACTGTCTCTGGATTGACACCAATCCAAAGGCGTTCCGTTTCGGCTATTAAGTAGAATGTTCCTGTCAGTATCATATCATACAATTTATGCAACCCCGCTAATAGAGCCTGATAAACCCATCTTAGCACGAACCATATCTTCATAAGTCACTGTTGCGTTAACACCCGTAAACGTCGCGGAATCCTTTCCCGTCAAAATAAATGCGGCACCGGCATTATCTTTCAGAGAGAATGTCCAACTCTTAATCAGCGAAGGAACTTCCTCTCCCGTGCTACGTTTTGCGGCAACAGGAGTGACCGTTGCCGTTTCACCCTTCTTTACTGTATTACCGCTAATACCGGTAATCTTGATGACCGTATAGTATGGGTCGGAAAAGTCAGTCACTTCATCATACCCGGAGGCGACTAGTGAGCCGTCTTTCTTCACATCACAACGTAGCTTCAATACGTTGTCTACATCACTGGTAGAGACTGCCTGTGTGCGAGATGTGCCCCAATTGGTATCACCGGCTCCAAGCATTTTCACCCACTGAAATGTAAACCCTGTATAATCGGTTATTTCAACCCCATCTTTGAAAATACGGGCTGTTTCAGTAAGGGATTCGCCGTCCAAAAGAAGTTGGGAACCTTTATTGTTAGATATCAGCACATCATACTGATTACCGGTAGATTCTTGAATAACAACTTCCTTCGACAGCGCATTGAAGGCAATCGAAGAGCCGCCAATCTCAACGGTACCTGAGACAGTGATCCGGTCATTATCATACCCGGAGATGGGCACAAGATTCTTCATAACACGCAGAGCAGGCACTTTATAAGTGTCACCACCGATTGTTGTGCTGTAAGCATCCACCTTTTTGAAATACCCAACCATACCGGCATTCGTTGACAAACCGTTGCTGTCAAATGTCAGTAACAAGTCATTGTAGCGGAATTCAATCGTATTGGGCACAAGAACGCTGCCATCAGAGATATCACGCAGGATCACAACGACAGTCGGACGGTTATTCTCGGCCAACGTCTCAAAATCGGGAATGAAAACAGCCGTGCCTTTATTATACCTTTGTACAAGCGGAGTGCCTTCTACACGAAGTGTTCCGTTGATGGTAGTACCATCCATCAAGGCAATAAGGGTAAAACTTCCTTCAAGATTCATACCTCACCCCCTTTCTGTTCAACTGGGTTTTCGGTCGATTCTTCAGTAGTGATATCTTCTTCCGGAGATTCACTATCACTACTGCTTCCACCAGTTATCGGTTCTTCACTATTGTTGCCCTCATCTTCTTGGGGAGGATCATAAAGGCCGCTTTCCTTTTGCTCTTTAATCAGTGCTTTCAACTTGTCATCCGAAAGGATTTCAGGGCTGAAATTGGAAAGCACCTTCAAAGCACTGAGCGGCAGGATTACACGGCCGTCCGGAATACGTTCCGCATACTTGTAATCGTAACCCTGCCCGGACAATTCTTCAGGTTTCACTAACAGATAATTCATAAGCTATTCATATTTAGGTGTTATAATCAGTTTGCTGTCACCCGTGGTGAGGGCTTTATTGTCGCTCGTAGTCACCAATGCCGTTACCGCGTACATCCTCACTGAAGCATATACCGATATGGGATATAAGGGATCGAACGAATAAGCGGAAGGCGCGAACTCCACCGTCCTGCCGCGACCGACATTTTTTGCCGTACTGCCGGCCTTGGCGGATTTCGCGTACCAGTCAATCACGAACAGGCTGTCCTTGCTGCTGTCAATCAGCCGCTTGTTGTAAGACAATATGCACTCGTAACCTACAGTGGTATTCATGCGAGAGTTGATCTTGATACCTTTCGTCTGCCGAATGTCGGCACGTAATGTCCCCGGCATCTCCACTTTGATGGAAGTCGTCGCCTGCATCTCGTCTGACGTTGGAGAAGATGGGCGCGTACCAGTATAATAAGCTCCACGAACACGGACAGAAATATTCCTGAAGAATCGGGCATCGAGCGTCAGTGTTTTACTCCAGGTGCCATCTGCATTCTTACCGGAGACAAAGACCTCTAATTCATCATCGGTAAAGTCACGCCATGTTGTGCCGTCAAGTATCTGCCACCAGAAAGCGGCATTGGCATCAGCCACGATATCCTCACCGGAGTATATTTGTGCGGTTATATCATACAGCCATTCGCCCTTACTGTTTGGCACCACCTCAAGAGGATTAATAGTCCATCCTTTGGGACGGTTGATCTTCAAAGAGTAATTGTTTGAGTCAAAGATACTCGTACGAAGCACAATACTACGCTCAAACTTCTCCTGGGTATTCTTTCGCTTGTCCGTGATAGAAAAGATACAATGCAACTCTATCGGATTGTTATAATCCACATTCTTCTTTACCGTCAAAGAATAAGTAGGTTTACCTGTTGCGGACACGACATAATCATCGTTATTTACGATACGATTACTGCCATCTGATTTTGGAGCGCCTTCATACCATTCGGCACCAGTAATTGCCTGACTGCCGTTCATCAAACCTTCCGGGTCCTGAACGGATATGTAAGGCATCAACACACAGGGAATAAGCGAGCGATCCGGCTCATAGTCGTTCGTATCCTTGTTATAGTTCTGCACAGGATTACCGGATAGAACCTGTATCTCTGCCAAGAAAGAATAAGGATCAATATGTACCTGTACGTCTTTGGGTTGGGTTTGTATAGCCATCTTTTTTTATATTCTAAATCCAACATAATTTTCTACTGTCTCAATCTTCTCACCTACCGGAATAAATACCCGGCAGATAAATTTTACTCTCTGATAATCATAGCCAAAACCTATACCGACTCCATGCTCATCAGTGTTATCAATGTGTATCACATTCTTTTGACCGTCCACATAGACAGGCTTCCAGCTATTATCAGCCGGAATATTACCGGTATCACGAAGCCACTCTATCGACACACCTGTAGTAGCCAGTAACACATTAGTTATGTCACGATTGGCGTATTTAATCCATGCGGTTATATCCATATTTACTTGACCGCGTTTTGCAGCACCTGGAGCAATAAAATCTAAGTAGTAGTTCTTATCCCCTTCAAGCAATACCCAACCGGCGGAGTTCCATTTAGGTTCATCAATCGTTTTATCGATCAGGCATCCCCATTTGCAGCCATAATGATAGACGGTATGCTGTTCCAGTGTAGTTATTACCTTCTGATTCTCCAATTGGGTTTCATAGTCTACAAATCGGTAAGGTTCATCACCTTGTGCTGTAGTCAAAGACCATTCACCACGATCCACCTTTTTAGGGATAATCGTTCCATTCCAATCAGCTTCATAGATTTTCTCAAAAACACCTATCTTCGACATTACACCGACGTCAGTAGAGCCGATAGGAAGCCTCTCTATCATCTTTACGTTGGGGAAGCGTCCAAGAGTCAACGCATAGTTGTAATCTTCGAGAATGGGCTTAAACACATTCTGCAAAAACATGATCCTACCTTCACGGGATGAGAGCAGCCAGCTTTGAGCACGCTCGTTCGGAGCTTCACCAGCATCCGGAACTTTCGCATTACCTTTACGAGTCACATTATACCCTTCAACCGGTGGGTAGTTCTTGCCGCCCGGTACTTCGCTGTCGGGATAAAGGGCTACAGTCAAAGTGTTATCATTGCGGTTTTTCGATACTGGTCTGAACCAAGAAGTATAGTAGTCGGTACCTCCGATCAACAGCGAGTTCACGATTGAACATAATACGTCGTTTTCCTCTAATGTAGTCCAATCCGTATCTGTGCGCTTCTCCATAGTAAGCCGGTAAGTACCATCATCCAACAACTCAACCTTTTCAATGGTACCACAATCAGAGAAAGAGAAGTCACCGGACATTGCCTGAATTTCGTTGATGATAAGACGCAAAACGGTCAGCGATGACCGCAACTCCATGCGGTCAGCCTGTATCCTCCCTTTATTATCCGCGATTATGCCCTTGCCCGCGATAAGTGAGTCTATAGCTTCGCCAACCTCTAGTCCTCCTAATAACCTTAGCAAATAATTGGTGGAATCTGATTTGTCCCTACGAAGAAACATTGACAAGGATTTTAATGCCGAAAAAACATTTCTATTCGAAGCAGGAGTACTGTCATTCGTTCCAATAACATACACCCCACCACCGCCAGTATAAGTTTGCCCCTTATACGTCAACGAATCAACTTTGTCTTCAATCTCTCCTATACGTGAATAAGCCGCAGTTTCTCCTACCGTATATACAGGAGACTCCCAAGGGATATCCAGATTGTATTCAAAACCAATAATACGTGATTGACGGCTACCTGTTTCAAAAAATGCGGCATTAATCAGATTTACTCTGTCTCCTACTTCAAAAAGTTCAAATGTGCCGTCCTCATTTAACATGTAATCATGCATCATCTTGTTAGAGTAGGTGGAGGGATCAATCTTAACCTTATCCATGTAAGTTTCCGCCTTTTCTTTGAGTTCTTGTTCGGCATCAGGAACCATCTGAACAGAAACGAATGAAGTGTCAAATCCGGATAATATGTAGGTATCTCCATCGCTGGGTATAAAAGCATCCCCAGGGAGCGGCCTACCATAATCTTCATTTCTTGCAATTTCCCAAACTTGTGCGTCAGTATTCCAACTGTCATCTTTATTTTTCTCTGGTAATCCATCAGGATTGAAGATAACGCCAAATACCATTCCATTAAGCTTGCCAGACTGGAAGGTTATTTGCAAATCTTCTCCGTCTATTTTGTAACTGCTAGAAAAAGTAATACCCGAATCTTTAAAACGATACGCATTCCATTTTTCCAGAGTGGTACTCCCGTCTTCATTCTCAACAGGATCAGTATACTCTTTAGTAGTAATGTCCGACATAGTGCCTATCCGACGCGGATAAACATCCTCAAATACAACAACGTCTTCTATCGCTTCCTCTGTATCCATATCAGGGTAAGCATCAATATAAGGCGTACCTACCGGCAACATCAACCTCCGCTGGACCACTCCATTGACAACTATAGATTCATCTACAGGTCGATAATTGGCAGGAATATTTCTTGTTGATCCAAATGCATAGATACGAGTAGCAAAAACCGTCTGAGAATCTGACCGCGTCATTTCTGCCACATTTTTACCGAGTTCAAAATCAACAGGATCACCAAACTCGCAACGACCAAAACGTATCTGATTATTCTCTACCCACCATTCACAATCCCAGGTATCAGCCATTTGAGACAAAGCATCTAACATATTGATGTTTTCGTAAGACATCAAAAGCGCTTTATTTTCAACACTACTGTCAATTGTGAATTCATAAGCCGTTCCTCCATAAGTATATCCTAAAGATTCCAGATTCTTGAGGAATATACTCATCTGAACATCTAATGAATCGGTAAGATTCCAAGAGGCTTCTTGACCGGGTGTTTCAGGGGTAAATTTGAATATTTTGTTTTTCCACTTCCAATAATAAGCATCAAGACGAAGCTCGTAATCATACCCTCCATTTTCAGCGTTGTAAATAGGCTTATACAGATCGCAAAGTTCGAACTTTCCAAAACGTGAATCTTCCACATAATCCCCGAGCTTAAATTGAATAGGTTCCGGTATGTTAAAGTTCAACGAAATGTAGTCCTCTTTCATTAAGGTAAATTTTCTCTTGCTCCCCTTATTTACAATAGTGGAGAAACGAGTATGACCGGATATATCTTTAATGTCTACTATCATACCCTCAAAGGTCGGAGATAAAAAAAAGAAGCCCTAATTTTTAGGACTTCTATAAGAAACAATTGGCAAAAGGTTTGTTTTTAACTACGATTTGCGGGATTAGGCTCCAGAAATTTGATTGATAATTTGCCAAATGTACGCGCCGTGTTTTGGGCATACGATATACTCTTGCCTAGATAAACCAAGTTATAAACATCAGTGCTATCAGCCGGGACCTCAATCGTCATCGCACCTTTATATAACTCATCATAAAAGGCTTTCTTTTTTGTCCGGTAATCTTCTTGAGATTTTCCCGTTAAAGTGAAAGACAAAGTAACTTCCCGAGAATCAAGCTTTGCATTGCCAGTAAATACTCGCTTACCGTTTTCCAGACGACTTTCATTTTCTATGTATTCTTTCATAGAAGCAGGAGCGCATAATGCGTCTAAAAACCCGATATCCATTCTGATACCCCATGACGCATACGCATCTTTGCCATTAATCAATAAATCTACCATATTTACGTTTTTATAATTTATTATCCATAGTCTTCTTCACATCAGACAGGCCGTTAACCATCTTCTTAAACCCTGTAGATGCAGTTTCTGACATGATTTCTCTTTCCATATTGGCATTAGCCTGCAATGTCCTCACCTCGTCCACTATCCCCTTCAACGTAGAAACATCATAGGCAATGGATTCAATCTGTTTTGTAGGAAAGACTACGCTAAACTGTGGCTGTACACTATTCACCGCTACATTTCTTGCTTCCCCGGCAATGTCAGGAACCTTGTAAGTTGCACTTATGGAGGCATGTATCTTTGCCAGCCAGTCATTGGTAATGATTGATTGATTCTTAATCTCTTCTCCGGCTACCTGCAAAGCGGTAAACCGACCATTCAACTCCTCCGCTGTATCTTGAGACATGGTTTGAAATCCCCGGGAAGAAGAATCTTGTGAAGTTGCAGAAGAATCCCAACCGAAAGCCTGGCTCATATTGTCTCTAGCTTGGACCATCGCATCTACAAGTTTCTTGTATTCGTCTTGGATATCCCGGGCTTCATCTTCTGTAATAGTCATGCCTCCCAATGAATCTTCTTTTCCGGCAGCAACCCACTTATCATACAACTCATTAATATCTTCCTGGAAGTTTTTCGCAACCATAGCCGCAAGAATGGACTTTCTCAAATATTCTCCAAAATTTTCTGCCATATCCTCAGCAGACATATCCATGTCAGAAAGCATGTCAATGAATTCATTGTAAAAGCTATCAAATGAAACACCTGTAATAGCCTCATTCAATGCATCTCTGAGTTTTTCCGATTCTTCCCTACAATCAATAATAGCCTGTAAGCTATCAGTTATTTCCTCTGGTATCTTGGACCACGCTTCCGGGAATTGAGTCTGCACTAAATAAAGCTCCTCTCCCGTTAAGTTATATAAGTCCTGAACCTGAGTAATATTTTTCCCCAATGCCTTAGATAAATCCTCAAAACGTCCCTTTCCCGCTTCAACACCACTTTTTCCGGCTGATTTACGCCCACTAAGACGCTCATTTGCACGATAAGCATAAGTATGAGAGGATATACCACCTCCGGCCTTACCTCCCGCTTCAGCTAACTTACGATAATTTTCAATCTGCCTCTCTAATAAATCGTTAGCTTCTTTGTAAGATTCCAAGGAAGAAAATCCACCGCCAAATACAATCTTCTCTTTGCTTTTCTCAATTATGTCTCCATAGATTTCATTGATTGATCCCAATTCCTCTTTTAGGCTTTCGTAATACTCCGTAGCACTACTTCCGGCAAATAAAGACGCTATTTTGGTTGCTATCTGTAAAGCTGCACCAATAATGGCAAGAATGACAGAAGCGTTTTCAACCATCTTTATAGCTTTCTCAGCCGCAGTAGCAGTAGCCAACATAGACCAAGATGAACTATCTGAGACTTGCACTATACCGTCAATCATTTGCAGCGTTGATGTTGTGATACCACCTGCCGCTGAAAGAATCTCTCCCGCAGTTCCTCCTACTGTTTTTCCTATTTTGTCAAATTCTCTTTCGACCTTAGAGAGAGTATTGTACAAATCTTGCCATTCCTTCTTGCTACGCTTATCGGGATAAGTACCAGTTTCTTTCTTATTTATAGCTTCTTCTAATGAAGCAACCTTTGCCCTTTGAACCGCCAATTGGGGATTATTGGGGTTGAGAAACTCCATGCGTTCCAATTCCTTCTCTGCATTGACCAATAAATTTCTCAACTGTTCCAATGCCATATCAGCAATCCCGTCAGCCCAAGACTGAAACGTATCTTCACGCATGGCAAACTCGCTATCTATCGCCTTGTAGGTCTCTTCCCGTTGATATTCCAGTTCTGCCTTTTGCGCTTCAGTTCCACCGGATTCTTCCAACTTTTTAAGATCAGCATCGAACTTCTTCTTTGCATCCAAACGTTTAGTAGTATAGTCCTGATACTTGGCAAGAACTTCTTTGTAATATTCAGCTAAATCATTCCCCTGTCTTTCAATGGTAGCCTTGGTTATTTTCTCAAAGATGGAAGCATCAACAGTTACGGTAGAGGCATCAAAGGTTTTCTTCTTATACTTTTTGTCCTCTTTAGCTTTTAATTCTTCCTGTGCGTCAAATATTTCTTTTTCTTCTTGTATTCTAGCGCGAATATACTCCTGCTTCTGACGTTGGATTTCTTGTATCTCCCTCTCGTGGTCCAATCTCATTTGAGCTTGCACCTTTTCAGACCCCTCAGCCATTGCGTCAATTCTCGCTTGGGCGGCTTGGTATTCTAAATCCTCTTCTTGACGTTTGCGTTCAATAGCCTGCTTCTGCCTTAGTTGGGAAATCTTATCTTCTTGACTGGAAATAGCATTCAAAACATTAACAGATGGTGAAGAAGATAATTTCTTCTGCAAAGCTTCAATTTCACTATTCAATTTATTATATTCATCAGATCCGATAACCAGCTTGTCTAGTAATTCGTTTTTTTCTGCTATAGCTTTTTTAATTGCTGCCCTACTCCCCTCTGTATATTCTTCTGTTGCGGAAATACTTGCATCTTCAAGAATTTTAGCCCCTTTGCGTTCAGCTTCCGCAGCATTAGTATATACCCCCTCTATTTCTTCCCTCAACTTATCTATATCCTCTTTTTTTCTTGATTTTTTAAGATTATCAACTTCCGTATAATATCCTCCACCAAAACTTGATGTCTGAATAAACGTACTTACCTTTTCAGGCATACTTTTATATTCTTCCTCTGCTTTTATCAATTCTTTTATCTTATCCTGAGCTGTAGCTAGATATGCAACAGCTTTTGCTTTTTCAATCTGCGATTCTATAAAAGCCTTTTTCCCCTTATTCAATAAGTTTTCTGCATCTGATACACCTGTTATTGCAGTTTCAAGCTCTTGAAAGTCCTTTTTATAATCTCTCACAAACTTTTCTTTAGCTTTCAAATCATCGCCAAGCCTATTCCATTTTATAGAAAGTTCTTCTATCTTTGATATAGGTTTAGATGCTGTATCAGCTATAGATTTATTAAATTCTTCGGATTGTTTTTTCAATTCTGATTGCCCTCGGCTAAACGCCCATAAAGCTCCGACTACACTTGCAATGGCAGATGCTAATAACAAATACGGATTAGCCTTCGCTACCGCATTTAATGCAGATTGCGCAAGAGTTGCAGCCTTAGTAACAATTATACCCCTTCCCTCGGAAGCCGTTTTTATATTTATAGCGGCTGTAGCGGCTTTTGTCTGTAAGACTTCAATACCTCTCATTAATGCACTTTCCTTTTGCAAAGAGTTTTGTATTTTAGTAATTGCACTACTTGCCACATAAGCAGCCTGCAATTTAGTTTGTACCTCAAGCAAATCTTCTTCCGATATACCTAATAATTTCGCTGCACCGGTAGCCGCGCCAAAGCCAGATACTATTAAATTAATTCCTTCACTTATGCTGGTAAAATTAGATGTATCACTTGCACGTACATTGACAGCCCGATTTACATCAGCCATAGCATCTTTTAGTTGGGCAGCTTTATTTGTTAAATTAGTAATTTTTTGATCCAGTTCTTTTCCCGCACTTGATTTTTTCTCCGCATCTGTCATATCACGATATCGGAGAGTTAAAGTTGCAATTTCTTCAATAAGTCCACGTTGCTCAGCTCTTAATCCCTTAGTAGCATTTTCATATTGACCTACTTTCCTTTGATGTTCTCCAATAGTGCCTGTCAACTCTTTTACTTTATCATCAGCTTGTTGAATAGAAGCAGTAAGTTCTTTCCCAAAAGTACTTTCAAGTACTTCCGGGGACAAATCTTTCCACACATCTTTCATTCTACTCAAAGATTGTGCCAATGCATTAACAGATCCAGGAGCAGCCATTTCTAATTTTAGATCTTTCCTGACCGCCTGCCTTAGTTCCGCTATTGCAATTTTACTTCTTTCAATATTTTCAGTTAGCTCTACAAAACGCCTATTTGATTCATCTGTTCTTGGAGATTTTTCTAACTGTTTCAATTCCTTTTGATATGATCTCATTGCTTCCTGCTCACGAAGCATACGAGTTATATTATTACTCCTTACTCCGTCAATCTCCTCTATTGCAATTTTTAGTTCTTCATACGCTTTTGCCTGTGCCTTTATACCATCTGTCTCTAATGTTGTATTGGAAATTACATTTTGTGAGGAAGGGCTTGAAGCTTCTTTAGCCGCACTTGATAATCTGTTTTGTGATTGAATAATTTTTTCAGTAGCATCATTTATGCGTTTAACCGAAAGCATTATTTTGCCTTCTTCCTCACCCATTTTTTGTACCAATGCACTGTATTGCCCCATGAGAGACTTTAGCTGTGCCTCTATATTCTCTTTTATGTCAAGATTAACTCTAACATCAATACCCGTCAAAGACTTTTTTATGCTTTCTATTTCAGCTTTTAATTTTTGAAGTTTTTGAATATCACTTGAAACATCCGATATAATTCCTGCCATATTAGTTTACTTTTTCCTAATTATTGGCTAAAATTACAATATACTAAACCCAAAGCACAGTAATCTAATGATTAATAATAAACCTTTTGCTGGATGTTCGGGATTAACAAAAAAGGTTGTGCCAACGTTTTGACACAACCTTTAAAACAAAAAAATTACTATTATTATTTTTTATCCCAATACTTTTCAAACAATTCAATTTCACTTCTATCAAAAGCGCCCACTTCTACTATTCCACCAGCAACTTTACATTTATATTTTCCATCTATTGTAATAGCACATACTTTTAATTGTCGTTCATTTTTTAATTCAACGACTGAATCACCAACTTTTATATCGCTTTGAAAGTCATTATCTATTATATTCTTATTAGAGATCTCTTGTTCAAATTTCATTTCCATTATATTTTTCACCTTTTTTACGTCATTAGTCATTCCCCATACTTTGAAAAACAAAATGATTTGAAGTATTCCAAATATAATAATGATGATTGAGACAAAAAGCATAATTCCTTCCATAATTGTGTGTTTTTAATGTTAATACTTTCACAAAAAAACACACAAAGCCACACAAAAGCAAATTTATTCCTACTTTTCTTTGATTTCTGCCACAATTTTCTCCAATTCGGCTATTGTGGTGGCTTTATAGAAGTCTCCTTTGTGTAACGTAAAAACAAAAAAGCCCCATTCCATAGATTCGGAGCTAAAACTATTAAAGATGCAGTTTTGCAATAAATAATAAATACAGGAAGAACAAAGCCAAAGGAGTAGCTAAATAATAGCTATTCCCTTTATTATTTCTTATGGTAACAAGGCAGCAATATATTTCGTCGTAATTAAAACCGTTTTAAAACAATGAAGCCCGTCCGGGATTGATGGGACGGGCTTCATTATTCCAATTCGGATATGTCATTGCCTTTTATATGTTATGCTATCCCCGTTACCTGAAAGGATTAGTTTATCTCCATTAACGCTAAAATAACCAGTTTCGGATTCGCCATCTTCGTATTGCGTAATAAGTTTGTCACCATCTATAAACCAAGTAAACGCCTCTTTACCTAGATCACTAATAATACCTTCATCGGTTGTCCAAAAATAGCCAGAATGATCAGATTTAAATTGCACATGGAGTACTTCGTATTCATAATCGGTATCTTCTACCCATGTACCGATTAGCGCCTCTTCTTTGTTATCATCATCGTCTGAACAAGACGAAAACGTAAACATTATCATTGGCAGCATTGCCAGTATAAACAAAATCCTTTTCATATAAATGTGTTTTAGTTAATTAATATGCCGCAAAGTTAAGTGATACAAAATTAAATAACAAAATATTTTACAGTATTTTTTACAAGTATTTTTTTATGTTTTACAACACACGATATAAAAAACAAAAAAGCCCCCAATGCGGGAGCTATTATTGTCTTTTAGTCAATGACACTATTCTGGTTCGTAACCCTCGTAATAGTATGATTGCTCAATTCCTTTAAATATGATTTCTCGATCCTCTATTTGATCGGTTAACGCCTGATTTATCAAGGTGCGGAGTTCAAGGTCGTTTACCGGACTTCTCTCCATTGCCTGAAGATATAGATGTTTATCTATTCTTTGCCAGTCTACGACCTTTTTAAGTTGCTTTTTAAGGATCATGTCAAGCCATATACGGGTAGATCGTCCATTACCTTCCATAAATGGGTGAGCAATGTTCATTTCGACATATTTGGCGATAATCTCCTCAAATGTACTTTCCGGCATTTTCTCTATTACTGGGAGAATTGCATCAAGGTACAAGCAATTAGCAAATCGGAAATTGCCCTTTGCTATATTCAACGTACGCACCTTTCCGGCAAAGTCATATAGCCCGTCGAACAGGTATTTATGAATATCACACAATCCTTTTACTGTTCCGACTTCAATATTGGAGATATTTCCTGTGTCAAAGAGCGCATGGGCTTTTACAAGGCTCAGTTTATCTATTTCGTTTGTAGTCATTATATTTTGATTTAAAGGTTTTCCGCTAACTTCTTAATATCATCCGCAGACTTCACCTCATGTACGGTATCGCCTACCTTTACGAAGCCTACTATATCTCCAGTGTTAGATTTCTCAAATAGTTCAGTTACCGGAACTCCTAAAGCATCGGCGATTTTTTCTAATGTACCAATTGTAGGGTTTCCTCCTAACATTTTAGAAAGGCTGGCTTGAGCTACACCTATTTTAGATGCTACTTCCGCAAGTGTAAAGCCCTTCTCTTTACAGACTTCTTTAACTCTTAATTCCATATATAATATATTATAAGTTATAATTCAAACGCAAATATACATATTATATATTATAATCTAAATTTAGATCATAAAAAGATATTGTATTATATTTTATTAACTCTAATATCATTGCTAATTATATAATATAATCTATATTTGCAGATATAGAAATAGAATATATTATATACTATATAAAACATACAAAGATATGAAACGCTACAATTTAAGTAAGATCATGAAAGAAGCTCATAAGATTGCAAAATACATGAGATTATACAACTGCAAAACTTGGGGCGATTGCTTACGTGCCGCATGGGCACAGGAAAAGAGGAATGTGAAAAGAGCGGAAGCGTCACAAGCAAAGAAAGAAGCTATGAAAGAGGCTTTATCTCAGACCTGCCAAAGAAGTTCTTACGATTACCTTAATGTTCCTTTATCCGCTTACTATTCCAACAATAATAGAGGGCGCTTCGGTTCTTGCTACGTAGGTGATTAATTATTTAATAACAATGTGGGCAGGTGCCGCTAACACCTACCTACGCAAAATCAATAACAGTATGAACACATCCATTATTAATTTCGACTGCAAAGATAGTCAAATTTCATGCAAATCATTTGGTATATTGAAAAATGTATGTACTTTTGTGGTGCGACACTTTTATATACATACTTGGTTTGTGGATTTTTTATGTCCGCAAATAAGCTACTGCCTACAATATAAGCAGAGGTTTCTCCGTACATATTCGCCCACAAGCCAATATGAAAGTGTCGCAACTTGGAGAAATTCTCTGCTTTCTTTATTTATTAACTTCTAATTTTCATTATTATGCGACACTTGAATGAAAATTACTCATACAGCAATAACAGCGCTGTATTAAGTACGTTGGCTCACGAAACGAGTAAAGTTAAGGTCTACGAACATCCACTATTTGGCAAAGTTCGTATATTTGTTCAAGACGGTAAGACCTGGTTCTGCGGAACGGATATCGCAACCTCTTTAGGATATTCAAATTCGCGAGATGCAATTGCAAGACACTGTAAATCAAATGGGGTCGTGATTCACGACGTCATAGATTCACTGGGAAGGACTCAACAAATGAAGTTTATCAACGAAGGCAACATCTATCGTTTAACCGCTAAAAGCCAAATGCCGAAAGCCGATGAATTTGAGAGTTGGATATTTGATGATGTGGTTCCTTCTGTTATAAATACCGGTAGTTATTCTATCCAGTCTCAATACAACATACCTCAATCCTTCTCTGAAGCCCTTCAACTTGCAGCCGATCAAGCAAAGCAAATCGAGGAGCAACAGAAAGTAATCGAACAGAAGGACGCCAAGATAGCAAAGATACAGCCAAAAGCAGACTTTGCAGATGCAGCTTTTGAAGTGGAAGGAAAGGTAGACATAGGAATGTCCGCCAAGATATTGAATCTCGGTTTTGGGCGCAATACGTTATTTGACAAACTACGAAAAGCGGGCGTATTCTTCGCCAACCGCAACGAGCCTAAACAGCGGTTCATTGATGCTGGCTATTTCGAAATGAAAGAGAAGTTTATCGAGCGCGATAATCACCCGGGATTCGTCGTAACCAAGGTACTTGTCACTCAAAAGGGATTGGCTTACATCAATCATCTGTTTGGCGGCAATCCTTCCGATGGTAAGCTAATAAAAATAGTATAGTCAATTCAACCATTTAGCGGTCAGTTTCAATACCTGACAGCCACAATTATACCTATACAAAAAGTAATAATATGGAAAATTTATTTGTAAATATGAAAAGTATTGCTACCTTTGCAGTGCTTACAGTTCGACAAACTTTATTGTCTCGCAGAGCAGCGGTTAATTGCTCAATAGTTATTGGGCATTTTTTATGCTCGATATTTAAGGATATTAGGCGGTTGTCTATACGTAGTCATTGTTTTGTTCTTCGGGGCAAAGTATGTTGGACTGTAAGCAGCGTATATGGCAACCGCTTTTTTGTTGCTTATAATGACTTAAATGCTTACAGTCATGGGAAATAATTTAATCTTATCTAAAGAGAGTAGCGAAAGCGAAATCAAGCGTTACTTCAACGCAGTTCTTGAATTGTCGAAATCAGACAATGAGTTTCCAATTAACATTGACGAAGTTTGGATGTTAGTGTATGGAAGAAAGGAAGAAGCCGTAAGAGCATTAACTTCAAGTGAACAATTTATTGAAAACGTTGATTATCAAGTTTTACGCAAAAATGCGGAAAACCCCAATGGTGGCAGGCCAACAAACGAGTACAAGCTTTCTGTTTCCTGCATGGAGTTTTTTATCGCTCGCAAAGTTCGCCCGGTATTCGAGGTTTATCGCCAAGTATTCCATAAAGTAGCAAAACATGAACTTTCCCGTAAAGAACTTGCCCTAATGGTGATTCAAGCAGAAGAAGAGAAGGAACGTTTAGCTTTGGAGGTCCAGCAACAACAAGCAACTATTGAACTGCAAGATAAGGAACTGAAACAGGCTGCTCCCAAAGTCGAATACTGTGATAAGGTTCTTTCCTCTCAAGGCTATCTAACCGTCAACATGATAGCGGCATGTCTCGGTATATCCGACATCAAGCTGAACAAACTTCTTTGCCAATGGGGCATACAATACAAGGAAAGTGGAGTGTACTACCTCTATTCTAAGTATAGGGATAAAGGCTATACCGTGCACAAACCTCACGCATATACAGACAGTCTTGGGAATATTAAGACCAGACAACATATGTACTGGACGGAGGTAGGAAAGAAGTTCATACTTGAACTGTACAGTTTCAAAGTAGCTGCCTAAAAAACATTACATTATGAACAACTTATTTATCTGGGATACCCTCAGACAGCCAAAATTATACCCAAAAACATGATAGAGATAGTAATATTATCGGCTTTCTTGTACCTCGGTTACAGGATATTTAAAAAGCCGGGAGAAAGATTCTTTTATTAGCAATACATTGAGCAATATTATGAATACATCAACAATATTCCAGCGTATAAACAATGTACTTGAAGCTGGAGAAGCAATAGCAGAAAGGAATGAAAGAGCCGCAGAGAGAAACGAACGAGTTGCGAGAATGAATGTACAGCAATCCAGGAAGATTAAAGCACTTGTCGATCTGTTTGAAGAATCATACGGATATGTATTTGAAAAGCGGGTAGTCAAGATGGACATCATTCGATGTAACGGGAACGCGAATTCAGGCTCATTCAACCTATGGAATTTGAACCGGCATCTAGCACCACATAAATGACAATCAAGGGATGCGCAAGGCTTTCGACCAGCGTATCGCGTTGACGCCCCGCCAGTAACACGGCTGGCGGGAAGGTGGTGATAATATCCTTCACACGATTATTAGAACAGCCCTAAACTTAGGTTTGGGGCTTTTTTTGTCTAACAACAAACAATCTTCTTTATCTCCTCTCCTTTAGCTATGAAAGATGTAAAAAGAAAACTCATTTACCAATTAATTTCCCTAATTCCAGAATCCCAGAATCAATTACATCATACCCCTTGGCTGACACAAAGCTAGCGTATTCCATTCCCGCAACGAGGATGAAAGCATATCCCTTCTTCCCCGATATTTTTGAGCGGGCAAGTTCCAGCCCCTTTTGGCTACCCTCTGATCCATCGCCATATTTACCTTTGGCCCAGAAAGAAACACGCTTTCCTCCTTTAGTGGTAAACTCTACTTTCTGCATATTCTCACCACGCCCTTGAACTTTCTGGAAACCGCCTTCTTTGATAATCTTTCCATCATAAGCAATTATGTACCCAATTGAGCTTCTCAAATTACCAGTAATATTTTCGTAATTGCCCCTTTGTATTGCCTCTTGACAAGCCAACTCGCCAGCCTCTATTAACCGATTGATATAGGCTGCTTCTATTTCTTGTTCAAATTCATCCAATCCCGATATGTCACCTCTGAATCTCATGCCATTTTTTTTCTGTAAAGTTATCCCCCTCCCCACATCTTCCCCAATTTAAGAGAGGATAATAACAAACAAGGAGAAGATTGTTCGCTAATACTAGAGTATGGTGTTGCAGGTGGAGAATCCAATAAAGATAGACATGCAAACAAAGATGCTGGTTCAAGTGTTTTTAGAGATGAAGGTGTATATGTAGTTGGCAATGATCTTAATAATACTGATAATGACATTGATAGAGATTTAATTAATGATTTTTGATATTATTGTTATTGTTAGTTGTAACGTTATCACTATATTTGCAGCGTCAAACAATATAAATATATAAACTTATGGCTATTTCAATTAAAAGTGTACCTACATTGACTGGGAAAAATGCCAAAGTATTTGTCAATAACGCAAATAAGGCAAGTGAAAGACGTGCTACTGTAAATTTCAGTAAGCAGGTTAAATCTTGTGCATCAATACTTTCCAAGGCTAATTTATAAATTCCAGTGGACTTTTTAGAAGCGAATTGCACTTTTTGCGTCTTAGATAAGAAAAAATTAGAATGTTGCAATAATTTCAGTTGCGAACATGAAGATTTAGATGATTTCTTTAATAATGAGTCTTACCTATACAGTGACGAATTATTAGGGAAATCATATTGTTTTTATCTAAATACTGATCCTTCTGAAATTGTTTGCGCTTTTACTGTATCAAATGCAAGCATCAAAGTATCAGACCTGCCTTCAAGCAGAAAAAGCAGAATTAGGAGTAAAATCCCCCATGAGAAGCATTCAAATAGTTTTCCTGCTGTTCTAATTGGTAGATTAGGAGTCAATTGCAAATTTAAAAGAAAAGGTATTGGGAATGAATTGATGGATTTTATAAAAGCATGGTTTATTGATCCGCACAATAAAACAGGATGTAGGTTTATTATAGTTGATGCATATAACGAGACTGCACCATTAAGTTATTATGAGAAAAACGATTTTACATACATGTTTTCCACTGAAACACAAGAAGCTAAATGTACAGGTAAGAACAGTACAGAGCCCTTAAAAACAAGATTGATGTATTTTGATCTAATCATTCTAAAGTCATAGTATTATAAACGACATCTACATTGAGATGTCAATATCCGAGAATAGGATTTTTCCCTCCATTATTAGCCAAAATTCTTTTTGCGACTTTGTTTATTCGCTTTATCTGCTCTTTAATTATAAATTTTTCTTCTGGTGTGAAATCATTAGATATACACTTACGAAGATTTGAGCGAAATTCTAGAACTTCACTTTTGCTCATTCGGGGATTTGGATTTGTATGTATCATAGGTGTTTTGAGAAAGCTCGAAATAGACATCGGACTTTTTTTTAAAATATTCAAAATTGGTGTTTCTAAGCCCCTTCCACAAATTCCTTTAACCGATACAACCTATCAATAGCCGGATTGAAAAATGGGTCCGGATAATGCTCTTTAATATCATAGATATTGGTTTGTACATAAATCTTAGGATCGGTGATACGTTCAGCTTCACTTAGTATAATCTCTTTGGGTAATTGTGCGTTTTCAGCCCATTTTATAATGGCTTTCACGCTCTCTTCATCGTAATTATAATTTGCCATAGCTTTTATCTTTTTATTTTTCTATAAAATCCAACTTGTAGCCTAATGCATCAGCTATCTTACTCAGTAGATCGATGCCGGTACTATATCTTCCTGTCTCAATCCTGGCTATATTGCCAGGCGCGATATCTGTCAGTTCTGCGAGCTTGACCTGCGATAAGCCTTTGGACTTTCGGATTTCAGCTATACGCTTACCGATTCGCTCTCTTTCATTCATAATTACTCATTAAATATATTGTTATCTTTCCAAGTAAGATAATCACAATACCACATAGCGCCCGGCTTCATGATTTCTTCTTTAATTAATTCTCTATCGATATCCTTATCCAATGTAGCACAATAATGTAAAGCAGCAACCATCCGCACTTTTACACCCAAACTATTAGTATAAGAAAACTTGTAAGTAAACACACCTTCATTTAGAACTACATCTTCCCTCTCAAATATTTCAATCACACTTGCAGAACGGACATGCAATATCACGTTTCTTCCCTCTAATTCATCTTTACCACTTGTATGTGCGTCAAGAAAAGCAAAGGCAGGAAGCGTTAAATCTACTATTTTCATAATGATATTGCCCGTCAAGCCGATAGCACAGCGTTATGTCAGTTATCTTTTTTTTAAAGAGAAATATTGATTCTGCAAAATCTCCCACTTTTAGTTTTACTAATAAAATTAGCAACTTCAGGGCAAACCGACAATACTTCATCAACCGTATTTGTCAATACCACGTTGGAAGTTGTACCACAAGTTCGCTTTAACCAATTGTATTGAGCCTCTGTCTGGGGAAACAAGCTATATATGTTATGTGAATGACTTCTTGCCGCATATTTCACAACTAAATTTGCATTAGCTAATTTATTGCCAATCGCAATGATTTCTTCTTTACTAATTGTTTTCATTATCTTATGCCGCTTATCCGTTGCCGCCGGTTCTAATGATTTGATATGCAAATATACTATCATATTTGATAGTATGCAAGTATTATGAAGATTATTTTGATGTGTTATATAACACAAAATTGGAAAGTTGATATTTATAGTAATTCCGGAACAATGCAATTTGTTCTATTTTTCTCATTCAAAAATTATCTACCCCGTGTTTTTTTGACCAAGGAGCAAAAACATAGTCTATTTTTCGTTTTTCCGATTTTTTCTTCTTCTCTCAGACATACTTCTACCAGACTCCTTATCAACCTTAGTTCCATATACTACATGCAGTTTATCCTTTTGCATGATAACCAGATTTCGATAAGGTATCTTATATACCACTTCATCATAAGACAGATGCAGATTTTCCATGAACGTTGCAATCTGTCCCAGCAAACAGGCGTCGCCTATTACTTCTGTTTTGCTGTCAGCATTTTTACGTTCTTCGCCAAAACTGACAGCTTGTAAAAATTTTCAGTAGAGATAAGAGAAAGAGCGATTTCCAAGCCCGATACGACTTCTTCTATCGTTGCTTGAGACAATTCTTCAGACAAACTATTATCTCCCTTTATAAGCCAAGAGAGGGCATCAGAAGCGCATTTGATATCCTTTAGAGAAAGACACAAATCCTGCAAGGAATTTCCCTCATAAACCTTAGCTAAGAAATATCCCGCACCGGATATCTTATGTATCGTAGGCGGAGATATTGTATAAGCCTTACCATTTATTATCACTGTTTTAAAGTCCATTCCTATGATGGCCCCATTAACGATTTCTGCTGCATTCATAATATGATCAAATTAGAAAGAGGGTGAAAAAATTGTCTTTCACCCTCTTCACTTATGAATAATCAAAATTTAGATTGAAGATTTACTTCCTGAATAGGAAGAAGCTGACTCTTCAGACATCATCGAAGCCTGAGATGCTTCAGAAGCAACGACTTCGGAAGCATCAAACCAGTATTCAGAAGAAACGGCCTCCGTTTCCGGTTCCATAGCAGTTGCGGCAACGGCAATACCTACGGCATTATCCGTATTGGCTTCACGTGCTACAACAGAGCCTTTCGGGAATACACAATACTGATTATCCTCCGTCAGCGCAATCATAACCGCATAGATATCTACAACTCCACGAGAGCGTTTCCAACTCGTTTCTGTGGATGTACCACCCATAAGGTCGGCTTTAGTTGCATAGTCATATTGGCCAATTGTAAAGTTCATGGATACATCACCCATTTCCTTTCTTTGCCGGTATGTCTTCTCGGTCAATTGGTTTTTATAAGAGGTAATAGTTGGCTCATCCTCTTCGATGGTCCAAGTATCCTGATGAACATTTAGTACTTTTTTGGCCGTCTTCAAAAGAGCTGCCAAAGCCGAACCAGTCAAATCTTCGGTAATAACTTCTGTATTATCCTCAAATAGAACATAATTCAATTCTTTTATGTCTACTGCTGAAATTTTCTTTCCTGCCATATTTTTTTATTTTACATTTAAAACTTCAAACAAAATTCTCACATTTACAAAATGACAATTCAATTCTGAATCTTCTTCCACGCCATTACTTTCAATGGAATAGCGATAACGAGTGCCATCAAATTCTCCTGTTTTATACCCAAGAACTTTCAATGCGCCCCTTTCCAACTCGTTAAGCCTCTTTAAATTAGCATTATCTTTATAATCAGGAACGCAAAAGTTTACTTCAACAAATCCTTTCGTCCAATAAGAATCAGGAGACAGGCTTTTTGCTATTACAACGATTCGATCCGTGTCTACCTTCTTTTTAGGAAAGGACCAGTTTCGGTATATCGGAAGATTAAATATCTTGCAATCATCATACAAAATAGCACCAGCATCAGAGGAAGTGATCATATCCAGACCTCCATGTATTTAAAGTAATTACACCTTTTAGGACTTCTAGCGATTCCCTCTCCTCTTACCTGGCAACCATCCATACACCGTATAGAAGCACCTTCCTTTATAGGATTCCCGTCATACACAATGTGGTAATGAGACATATACATATCACCATTATCGGACTTTAGTTCCTTGGTTCCATCATCATCGCACCGGCAAGGTCCTACAATTTTCCATTGATCTTCTTCTGGTTTAACGATAACCTGACCTTCAGAATCATACGAAGGGGATTCCTCTATTCTAACTTGCAATATGTGCGGAGAGAAATACATCACCATATATCAGAAACATCTTTTATAACCCCTAATCCTACCATTGAAGCAGTGTCTTCATTCAAATCAATACCGTATTTCTTTAACAGAAGTTTGATATTAGACTTTATTGAATCGGCACTCCACGACATAGAAAAGTTGTTTTCATTAACTGATGTAGGATGCAAGATATTCTTTTCAATGAACCCATCTACAGAGCTTCCAACAATCCTTTTCCCTTCATCCGTTATATCTCCTTCCCCGAGACCAAAATCAACCGCAAAATCAGAAGCTCCTACATCGGATATTTCACCAATGTAGGAAAACCTCTGCTTTATGTAGTCTACCACTGTCATTATTGCTCGACTGTCAAAGAATAGATACCGTTAATCTCGGTAATGATCGGTAATGATAAGGATTGAGCTTTAGTAAACTCTACCCCATTAGAGTTGTCTGTTTCTCCCTTACCCCATTGAGACACACGAATTCTTCCATAATTAGAGTAAGTAACTCCCGGCTCTTGTCTCAGTTCGTTATCAGCGTACGCATTTTTAATAACTCCCAGTTTTCCAGAGGGAATAAACACCAGATTCTTGTCATTCCAAGGAGAATATTCACTCAGTTTCCCGTTATTTTGAATACGAGTAGTACGTCTAATCAATTCAAAAGTAGGAAAACCATTTTGGCGCATAAACTCGTTCAGATTAGACAACAGCAAAGGAGTAGAAGATTTATCTTGGCCGAAAATAACCAACTTCATTTTTTTATTGCGAAGAATATACGATAATCTCTTCTGAGAAAGAAGAATTTTATCAAATACGACCTTATCTTGCGCAGCATCCAAAATTTCCTGAATATCTTCAAAACAATCTACAGTATCTTTATTCGCGTCAGTCCAACTAGTAGTTACACTAGCAATATTCTCCGCAGGCATTTTATGGTCAATTACACCACGTACACCGCCTTCAGGATTGTTGTTTTCATCAAAAGTAAAAATACCCTTGTTAGACAAAGCTCCCAAAAAGATAATATCAAGTTTTGATTGAACGGAATTAACCACCTTCGTGATATTATTCCACATCAAATTTATGAGCTGCTGAGTCTTCTGACTATCCGTCAACATACGAGAGTCAAGAATCTGCAAAACCTTTCGATACTCCTCAATAGGCATTGAATAACTCATTTGATGAGTAAGTACTTTCTGTTTCAAAGTTTCTAGCCCATCGGTTCCCATAATAGGTTCTTTGCCTTTTGAATCCAAAGTAGCAGCAGCAACACTTAAATTGTATTGTCCGATCAACTCTTCAAAGTTCAAACCGATAGTAGGTGTATCCCAATCCAGATATCTTTCATAGATATTCTGGTCAAACAATCTTTTGCGCAGCTCTGAAGCCGCGTCAATGCGAACCTGCACTTGTTTGGTGAGCTCGCCAAAAATTGAACTATAAAATAATCCTGGCATATCTTATTGTCTTACATATTTAATACTTGGATTATTCTTCATACACCAGCCACCCAACAACCAATCATCTGGCATTGGATAAGCCACTTCTTTCAGAATAACCACATCATAACCAGCAGAAACAGTTTGAAAACTCATATCGGTTTTATACTCGTAGTCCGTTTCTACCACAGCGTTAGGTTCGTAGCCCGCTACAACAGCAAAAACATCTTTTGTAGCACCGGTTAAAGCAGCAGCGAGAGTCAATACATCGTAATCAGCATTTGATCTATCAATAGCTGTAATAGCCTGTTTATTTTCTCCGATGGTCAATTCTTCTCCCACCTGAACCAAACTTCCCTTAATTACTCTTGGAGCTGCTGTAGTACCTCCTGCAATGATTTTGACTGCCTTACAAACAGCGCATTCCATTTTTGAAAAATCCAATGCGATAGGCGTACCTTTTCGAATCAGTGTCCCTTCTGGGAATGTCTGTTTTAGCTTAAAATCACCCGGAAGGACTTTGCATTCACCTCTCCAGAAAACAGGGAAATTTCCCTTCAATGTTCCTTTTTCAAATACAATAGCCATAATTTTTATTTTTAATTTGCGTCCGGCAAGCCTTCAGCCCATTCTTTGGCCAATTCTTTACCTTGATCTTCGGGAGCAGATAAGGAGAACGCCGAACTTTTATCCTCCAAACCTCTTGTCACCTCATTTTGTCTCACTTTGGACAAATAGGAATCAATTGCCGATTCATCCATATCTTCGGATATTGCAAATCCTTCATCAATTCTTCCTTGTGAGATTTTGAGTTCCTTGGCCTTTGATATGATAAAATTAGCCCTTGCTGCTTGTGCCTCCTTTGCTTCATAAGAATTAAGCTTTTCCTGCAACGGATTCAACCTTGCCGCAATTGCATCATCAATCAATTTCTGAATATCAGGTTGCTTCCTCTCGCCCCCTTCATCCAGTTTTACTTCCTCTTTCTTCTCTCTTGCTTTATTTACAGCATCAGTTACTCGCTTATCAATACCGCTTTGCAAAGAAGAAAGGAATGTTTTTTGAGCGGCCACAATCGTAGCCAAATTTTCATCAGTTACAAGTCCGGTCGCCTCCAATGCTTCGGCATGTCCCTGAAAAATGTCATCACTTAACCCAAGATTTGAATAAGCTTGTTTTAACGATTGAAATATTTTTTCCTTCATATGTATATTTTTAAAATTCAATATAAAATTATGCATTATATAAGCCCTATAGAAACATTTCAAGCCTCCATAACAAACAATTGGTAAAAGGTTTGTTATTAGCTATTATTCCACTTCAACATTCTTTATATTATTCTGTTTTTCTGATCTTATACGTTCTATTTCTTCATCGGGATTATCTGCTAAGGCAAGTATGTTTACGGCTTGTTCCAAAGAGATAATGCCATCATAATAAGCCTTGCCTATCGCGGACCATTTTTCTTGAATATCTTCATTGAATGGCTCTGAAAATTCATGTTCGATATTCAGATTAAGCAGTTTCTCCCTTAATTGAATATGAGTAACATTTGCCATTATAGCAAGAACAAGATTCTTTTCACGATCAACTAATATGTCATATACCTCTTTCAGGTTATCTCTTTTAATAAATCCCAAGACCATAGCACGCTTTAAAGCCTCTCCGGACAAAGTGCCTAACCCTTTCATGTTTTCAAAAGAAAAATCGGGCGTAAATGAATCAAATAGAATTGAAGAGTTCAAATCTTTTTTTTCACTTTCTTTCATTGAAGAATACTCTGGAGGAGCCATATAATCAATCGCACTCATATCCTTATTAGTTAATTGAATAACTTCTCCCACAGTATCAGGGTCAGCCAATGATTTTATCACATCCGCTGTAGCTTTCACTTTGGGATCAGCAAAATAATTATTAGTATCAGCGGCTTTCGAATCAATCATTTCTTCTCTATTACAACGATTCTCGGTTCCATACCATGCTTTTTCCTGTCGATAGTAAATGACATTAATTTTCCCAGTTGGGTTTGGAATAGGAACTACATCCCATCCAATATTAGCCTTTTTACATCGAAATATAAATGTTGGAGTTTGCAGATCGAAATGTTCAACAGTCTTATCACCTTCCTTTATAAAGTAGCCATAACCAAACGCTATCATATTCTCGTACTGGTCAAACAATGGACGTAACGTATAACCTTTTGACTTTGAAATAACCAGCACCTTTACCGACGGCTTGCCTGCATCATTGTATATGTGGTACACCTTGGCACTCTCAGTTTCAGCACCTGCCAGTCTTTTGGCTTGTCTCATGGTGGTATTGAATCTCGTATCTTTCAAGAATTGAGTGTATGCTTCAAAAGCTTCATCTTTACCTTCTACATCAGAAGAAGGCTTCCATTTTATAGGGTTTCCCAAAAGAAAGAAAAGCTCAACCTCATTGATATATCTTTGTCGGCAGCGAGGAAGTTTTTCAACCTTATAAGGTTCCTTTCCTTTGCGCGGTTTATCAGGGCGATTCATTACCGCATGTGTTTCAGGATTATATTCCTTAATAGCGTCATTAACACATGAATCTCTATTTTGCATAAGTGTTTGTACTCGGCTGATATCCTTATCTTGAATCAACTTCATCAAATCACGTTCAACTCCCATAGAGTTTAAAACTTTGTTCCGAAGAACATTAAATATTGCCCCTATAAAATCCATATCATAATCTTTTTATAACCCTAAATCTGATTTAGAATAATTCTGAGATACTATAATGTTACCTAAAATCTTTCCATTCACATAGTACCGAACGGCATCCCATCCGTGATTATCATGATCCTCTGGCTCATTAATGTAGTTTCCATTTTTATCTTTAGCCCATACATAGTTTCTGGCTTCCCGTATTAGATTATAAGACCTTTTAGTGATAAAAATATTATCAAAGTCTTTTATTCTGTCAATACCGGAAATAATGGACCCCGGTCCTTTTTGTACAGGATATATTATAATACCTCCATTGGCTATTTCCTGAATCAAACGAGGATCGGCACTTTCAGCATACACGAATAAATCATACTTTCTCAACTCTTTTATTAAATCAGAAGAAAGCATACCCGTTTTATAGCATATCTCATCCAGGTATAAGTCATTGTCTACAATTCCACAACGAATAATAGCTGAGGGGTCATGAGTAAAACCAAAATCAATGCCATTAGCAACCTTTTTAGCCCATGAAGGAAACTCATCTACTATTCCAAACTTTTTAAACACTGCACCTTCCGCAACATCCGCCCATCGACCGATAACCACATGGGCGTACTTTTCTGGATTGCTCACCTTCATGTCCTCAACCTCCTTTAAGAACTCCGGAGAAAGATTCTCCAAGTTATCCAGATAGGTCGTATGGATATGAAGCACATTCGGATGAGTGGAAATCTGTACCTGCACACCATCAATGTCTACCAGCTTATGAGTATTCTCAATGTATTTTTTATATATGAAGTGATTGGAGTCGCAAGGATTCATTATTATAATGATCCGGTTCTGAATGCCTTTTTGACGAATAGAAAGCACTATTTTATCAAAATCTTCCTCGCTAGTCCATTCCTCTGCTTCATCGCAAACAAAAGTGGTAAGTCCTTGTATAGATTTCAATTTAGCTGTTTGGTTCCCAGATGAAGTTTTTATACCCCTAAACAAAATGGAGCTATCTGAGTAGGTATTTATTATATCTGTTTTAGTAATGTCAAAAAACTCACTTGCGAAATCTGATTCTATTTTTTCTTGAAATTCGGGAATAATAGACATAGCTGCGGAAGACATTGTATATCGAGAAAACAAAATCTTGTGTCCTCTTTCAAATGAAAGCCTTTCCAAAAACACAGAAACATTGTAAGACTTACCGCTTCCCCTCCCACCCGTCACAAGTGTAATAAATTTATCTGTATTCTCATACAGGGGAGCATAAGGAGGCTGAGATACTATTCCAAAAAGGATCATTTGTTTACCCCTCCATTCTTTAAAAATTCAATAACAGGAATGCTCCCTTTTAATTTTATAGTGCTATCCTGCTTCTCTGCGAGACCTAACTTGCGGGCTATAATATTGGGATTAAATGCCCCAACAATGGCACCCTCCAACTGTTGAGTTTCGATTATATTCTCTATACGCGATACGACCGTAGAAAATTCTTCATGTTCTGCTTGCTTAAATTGTCTCCAATATGCTTCATTCGCTCCACAATAAGACAAGAAACCGGTTAGCGTATAAGGTCGCTGGGTTGGCGTTTCCTCTTTTTCTTTTGTCTTACCCTTTGTCTTATTTTTGATAACACACCAAGGGTTTTCATCACACCATTGGAAATACTCGCATGCAGCATCCCAAAGTAAATCGGGAGTAGCAAACAATTTATCTCTCCCATGTTTACTTCTTAATTTCCAAAATTGATTTCCTTTAGGTGCCGCCATTTATAAAATAGATTCTCTGATTTGTTATTGTTTTCAAAGATATTTCATAAAATAATAATACATAAATTAGCAAGCGACCAATATCAAACAATAGGGAGAAGGTTTGTTATTAATAAGAAAAGAGGGTTGAGAAATAAATTCTTTCCCCTCTTTCCGCAATGCTGAATTAATTATTTGATTAGTCCTTTGGCTTTTAAACGATCCATAATTTGGATATAAATATTATCTATATCCGCCCTAAAATCTTTATATTGCTGATAAAAAAAAACGGTATCAGCGACATTGTTAGATATTGTGCATGGCCTTACATGGCTGAACAAATCCTCTAAGGATTTTCTTATTCCATTTGGCATTCTACCTCCCGCCAAAGTACTTGGAGCAAACAGAAAAAGAATAATATAGAGAAACTTCTTACGCTGAAGAACGCTATCAAGACATGGGGGGAAATCCATATTAGACAAGATGTCACTAAACCATCCATATATAACCGGGATAAGCTCTATATCAGTTAATATAGGCACAGCAAGCTCATGCTCTCTTTCTGATAACCAAGATTTTTTTTTGCGAATTTCTCTTAACTCTGATATTATTGAAAATTCCTTCACCATAACACGATTATTTAAAAAGTAAATAGTATATTTGTACTATAATCGTGTGAGGGAGGGCTGAGTGGTCGTGTGCTCGGTTCTCCTTTCTTATTTTACAGCCTGCCGCTTACTTCGAATATATCTATTTTTGCGATCAACTCCCCTAGCCCACATCGAAGCGTTATAGATAGAGGCTGCATATAATTTTAATTCCTTACTACTTTTAAGAAAATCTACTTTCAATGCCGCTTTTAATGAATCAGCATATAAGTTCTGATCTATTTTTATTTCCATAATATAAATTTTATTTTCAAAAAAAATATCGCCAAACATCAAAGACATTTGGGGATGCATTATCATTTTAAAAAGTATTCTTCTCTTCATAATAGGTTATGAAGTTAAATTGTTCAATTCATATTCATACCTTCGGAAGAACCTTCCATCTTTAGTTATAACAACATAATATAAAAGATACGTCCGACTTGTTTAAAGTCTCTACGGCAATTACTTCTGCCTCTAACAGGTCTCCATCCTTAGTGAACTCAACCTTGGCGCCAAGATTAAATTTAGTCTCTATTTTCATAATAGTTATACTTTTCAGTCTTTAGAATTTCTAAGGAAAATCAATAATTCTTTTGTTTCTCTGAGTGTTAACCCACGTCGATCATTAATCGCTACAGTCAGCTTATTAAGGGCTTCATTTAGGTTCCCAATTATGAAACCGCTACCACCACATCGCTTACATTTAGTCGACGGTTCGATACCACGTTCATAGGCTTCTGCACTGCTATACTGATAATACCTTTTATTTTCGATCCAGCCATGCCCATTGCATACATCGCACTTCATGTTTTATCTTTATGACTAGATTTATGACGTCTCACATCTACCCAAGCCATTGATATTGCACATACAAGATTAATAATGCTTGTTACAGCAAGTATTTTGGTAAGCCATTCTATTTTTGCATCATAGGCCAACAAACATGCGATGAGTGAAAGCCAGAATGTTATTTCTTCAAATTGGTACTTCTTCATTGCGGTATTTAATTATTAAGTTTCACTCATTGATACTCATTTAACATCAACCACATTCCTATACACTCCCCAAAAAGGTACATCCACGCCACAAACAGAGATTTCATATACAGAATCTTTCTCCAACTTTCCGGCAAGTTCAGGATGTGCTAAAATGCCATCAATGTTGATGCGGAATGTTCCTTTATCAGTGTATAGCAAATAGTATATTTGAGTGCTAATACTTTCTTTGCTACCGGATACTTTTTCGATTTTATCGACTTTATTCACTCTCACTTTTAAAGTTTGTTGATTGGAAAAGGTTACAAACCAAATACATCCAATAAATGCAATAACAAATATTGCGATAGCTATTTTCTTCATCATTTCTCTGTTTATTATTCGTTAAACTTCGGTATTGGCATCCACAAATCATCATCAGAGATATTGTAACTGTAATCATCTGCGTCTGCTGTATCCCATACGTGATAATATTTATTATAAACCAATATTTCCGGTTCATAATGACCTTTAGCGGAAAGTATGACTAATACAGGTTCGCTCTGCTCTGATATATCGTTTTCATCTACGTCTGGTAGTTGGTCTTTAGCTTTTATCCACGGGGACTCTTCTTTTCGGCAGTTATAACCACATTGAAAGTCTTCCATACAATCAGAGTGACGGGAAATGTAATTATCAGCATCTACTTCTCTTAGGACTTCTTTTCTGAATTTCGTTTTTTGAGTAGCATAATCGTACGCTACTTCTTCGATTGATTGCTTCATTTCTCTTATTAGTTTGAATTATTCAATTATCCTTATTTTTGTTGTGCTTGATACAGTTATCTCATTATTGTCAAGATGAAGAACTATTCCTCTCTCGCTATAGGTTACATGTCTCAATACTCCTATGTAGAAACGACCATCTATATAATCCCCACAATAATAATAACCATCATCAGTCAGTGACACCTTTTTGCCTATGTAGTGGCCAAAGAAGGCATCATAAATCGTTTTGCTTTCATTCATTTCTAAATTGTCATTATTATACCAAATTTTCAACAACGTTTATTTCAATAATCTGAATGCTACAGATTGTGTGTATCCATCCACGACAATCACCAGAACATAAGTTCAATATTTCATCAAATTCATTTAGAACTTCTTCGGGAATATCAGGATACATATCTATCAAAGACCCAAGATAACCCTCACGTTCTTCCTGTACCCAATTATGTCTTTTACCCTTCTTGGATATTGCCTGAAACAATGGTCTGAAATAATCTAACTTATCATCGCTCAGTTTTTTGCGAATCGTTTCATAGTCACCATCATTCCAATCTACTTCTATTTCTATCTGTTTCATTGAATCTATTCCTTTCTACTTAGTTTTGAGCCTAATTAGGCTACATCATTAATACTTATTTCTCCTTTCAAAACCCTTTCTACCTGTCTGTCAATTATCTCTTGAAACTCTATTTGACAGATAATAGAGCAATCCGGTATAATTTCTTCCACTGAGTCACCTCGCCATGTTGGTAGTTCATCCAAGAAGATACGCCCGTTTTTGTCCTTTAGGCACGTAGCACCAACATCACGCTCAATCTGTGCCATTTGGTTGAAGACTTCCGGGAAGTCCTTGCGTATCTTATTCCAGTAGCCCATACCACCCTTTACACATCCGATGCAGTTATTATTATTGTAACCCATCTTGTACATAGCGGGGATTTCAATACCTGCCTTCCAAAGCATTCCCATTGCATCCGGCTTTGTGATCTGCTTTTCAATAAGCGGGAATAGTGGCTTTGTGTCCGGGTACTGCTGCTTTAATCGGATAGCCCGGTTAATCTCTTTCGGATCGTAATCGAAGCCCCATACTTGCCCGTCCCAACTTCCCAACTCCTTTTCTAATTTATACCGGACTTGTTTCTTTAGCTCAAATGTACAAGCGGCGCCAGTTGGACCATTGATGTATCGTTTCTTAGTTAATACATCTTCTACATTGGCATACTTATCACTTCGTATGGTATGAATAGGCTGTCCGTACCATTTCTCACAATCAGAGAGAAAGCGAGAGTTATCGAGATGGCCTGAACCGGTTTCAATATAATAGAGCTGCACATCATTGTACAGACTCAATGCTATCTTACAAGCGACTGCGGATGTTACACCGCATGAGAACCACGCTATTATCATTTGATTCCTTTCTACTTAATTATGATTCTTTACTCCAGTCTATCTTCTCGTACGAATGATGCCCTATCCAATCAAAATCATCTGAATACGGCCATTCTTCCTCATCGCAATCTTCTGGGCATTCATCTGTATGTACATGATAGTTTGATTTTTCATCCGTCTTGGTGACAACTGAACGATACTGAATTTCTGCTATGTAGTTTTGACCGCAACAGGCTTCATCAGAGATACCTTCTCCATCACCTTCTTTTAGCCAATCTTCTGCCTCTTTCAGCGTTTCAAACTCTTCATAGTCTCCGTTTGCAGCATCATAGGCTACATAACGGTAATTATTCTTTTTACTCATTTCTGCTCTGTTTTACGCTATTTGAATATTCCTAATTCTTTCTCTAACCTATTTTCAGCTATACTCACATAATTTGGATTCAATTCAAATCCTATATAATTTCGATTCAGCTTTCTCGCAACGATGGCCGTAGTTCCAGAACCCATAAATGGGTCAAGAACAATTCCACCTTCAGGACATCCGGCTTTGATACAATCCATTATTAGTTTTTCTGGAAAAGTTGCAAAGTGAGCTTCTCTTAAAGGTTGGGTAGCAACAGTCCACACCGAACGCTTATTTCTTGTTAGATAGTCATTACGAATTAGTCCTTGCATCTTTGTGCGTCCGGGAGTATTATTCAGTTTAGTGGCATCCCTGTCTCTAATTACAGTATCAAAGGAGGAAGTAGGTTCGGCAATGGATTCATTATCAAAATAATATTTTTTATTCTTACTCAACAGGAAGATGTATTCATGCGATTTAGTACATCTGTCCTTTACAGATTCGGGCATTACACTGGGTTTGCTCCAAATAATATCTTGACGCAAATACCATCCATCAGAACGCAGAGAAAAAGCAAGCATCCAGGGAATACCTATTAAATCTTTAGATTTGCATCCTGTACATTGCTTTACCAAAGTAGCCTTTCCAAGTGTCTCCCGGTTTGTTCCTTGCTTGTAATTCATGGCATTGTCAGGGTAACCAGCAGCTCCCTTCATAGAACCGGCATAACTATCTCCTATGTTAAGCCATAATGTGCCATCTTTAGTTAAAACCCGGTTTACCTCCCGGAATACATCGACCAACTTCTGAATATATTCTTCCGGGGTTTTCTCAAGTCCGATCTGTGAATCGTTACCATAATCTCTCAATCCATAATAAGGAGGAGATGTTACACAACAATGGATGCTATTGTCTGGAAGGGACTTTAATCCTTGCAAACATTCAGAATTATATATTTGATTTATATTCATTACTATTTAGATTTAAATTATTCAATTTTACAGATATAACCATTCTCACGCATATAATCTGAAATATCGTCTTTGGATATGGAATCCAGTAATTTAGTAGAATCTCTTTCATCGACTTCTGCTGTTACTCTGACATATCCATTTCCAGCCATACTTGTCTCTATCTGAACGCTTGTCGCATCCACATCTATTGATATTGTTTTCATATTGTACTTTTTAGAACTATTTATTTCTGATCTGAAGAAATCCACGCTTAGCACATTCCCTGAGAAGCTCCATATCCTCATCCTTGATGTTACAGGGAGTTTCTCCGTTTACTGTGGTGTAATCGGGAATGTTAAACCTGTCTCTGATTTTCTTCTTAATTCTTGGAATGTCTTTGGGATCAAGATGTTTGGTGTCCCAGTAGATTGTTACTTTCATTTTCTTAGACTTTCTCCAATAAATTTGACTCGTGTTGTAATCGCAACCAATCTGTCCATTGTCCGTTCCCCGTATTTTTGAGAGATTTCCTCAAGAGATAAATTAGTAGTCAATATCAAGAGTTTTCCCCGCTTTTCTGCTTCATCAACTATTTCACAAAAAGCAAGCCTTCTCTCTCCGAATTTTACGCTCAGATTCTCCGTTCCAATATCGTCGATATAGATGATATGTTTAGCTTTCACGGCATCTATATTAGCATTCATTTGCTGCGCATCGTAACAGGAGACTATCTTTCGGCAGTAATGATTCAGTAGCAAAGGAATAATTTTCCAACAGATAAGAGATTTCCCGCGTCCACAGTTACCATGACAGAGAAGCCCACGCCCATTGTTACCAGAAAGCCATGTGGCTATTTCTTCGTATTCTGGTAACCATTCAGCATTTTCGGTGAAATAATTCAACCCGCGCCAAAGAATATTCTTAGCGTCTGGTATTGCTATATTCACCAGGTTGGGAATAGGGTTAAACCCTGTTTCTCTGAGACTGTCGATTGTTTTCTTGAAGTCTATTTTTTCCATCTTTCCTCCCATTTTCTTTCTTGTGGCGAATTGTATTTATCAGGGGAATTGTCTTTAAGAACCAAGCCAATATCGGTAGTAGATTTAACGCAAATACCGTTCTTATCTCTCTTCCATTGCTCATATTCACGCGGTGTACTATCAAACACGACACCGGCCCATCCTGATTCAATGGCTCTATAAATTTGCTTGATAGCAAATTCCTCATCGTACTTTCCTAATTTGTCTAAGGATAGTTGTAGGGCATGATTTATTTTCTTTTTCCATTTTGGAGTAGCGCATAAATCATTCCATGCTGCCATAAATGCTTCTGAAGTGAAAGGATATACCAAAGGCTTATCTCTGCTACTTGTTAGAGGCGTTCGCCTCTTACTCTTTGGCGGATTTTTAGCTTCAGTTGGAGAATCTTTATTCTCTTCCTCTTTTGCATCTACGTTAGTAGATGTTTTATCTATATCTGATTTATCAGATACATTATCATATAACATTATAGGGGTTTCTTTGGGGTTATTTAGGGGTTTTGTTGGGGTTTCTTTGGGGTTATTTTTTTTAGGCCTTCCACCAAGATGTCCATATTCAGCTCCCTTTTTCCCATTTTCAAACCTTTTTCTATTAGAGTCTATTTGAGGTTTTATTATTTCCAGCATAGCTTTCGTAATCGGCTTTAGATTATCAGTTGTTTCTCCGTATAAGCCATACTCAATTATGGCTGTGAGTACATCTCCCTGAATATCTCTCGGCAAATTCTTGATTGCTTCCAACCAGCTTTCATAAAACACAAAACTTGACCTTTTTTCGTTGCTCATCATACTGGCAGTATTTCAAACTCTATTCTTGGATTTACTTTATCTATAATTTTCTCCACTTCTCGGACATTTCGGGATATGCTCAATATCCTTGATTACCTCTTTTATTCTTTTCATATTAAAATCTCACATTAGTTAATGTTCCTTGCATCAGAAACTTTTTTGTTGGTAATCACGCAGTTGGTACATATCAATCTATAAACTCTGTATTATCATTTACCTGTGCGTCATCACACACCTTAACCGCAACATTTCCATTGGGCTTTAGCCTACATTCTTGAATTTCCCTTGTTTCAATAAGTGTGAAAGAAGCGTGTGTATTGTTAGAGTGCAGGTACTCACCATCCCAAACCCATATTCCACCGTGTATGTCCTTGAATGTACCTATATTGGGATTCAATGTTTGCAGTATCGCTTTGCGACCTACATTGGTCATGGCAACAAATCCGCTATGGGTTGGATTCATTTCTTTTACTTCCTCATATAGAGCGTTGTCAAGTTGCTTTAGCCATAAAAGGAATTTCGGCACTTCCTTGTCTTGGTAATCTTTTATTCTTTCTCCAAACAAAGCATAGGGAGTAAAATTGATGATTTTTTTGGATATAAACTCTGCATTAAAACGCTCTCGTTTAATAATCGGTTTTTCATTTGTAAAATAACCACCTCTAGCTACAAACTCTATATCTTTATTTAATCCCAAGTATGAAATTGGGATATAGACTAAATCCATAAAGTATTCCAACTTTTTGGGCTGTGTCAATTTTGACCGATATACATCTTTATGTTTCTCTTTAAATTCGTTTATCCATGAGTGAAATTTACTTGCCATTCTTGAATACCCAACAACCCGACCTCTGCTTCCATGAGGGCAATAATTATCGAAAGCGACACAATTACCTTTTGCGTACAACTCGCATTTTTCGGGACATTCGCAATAGATAATATGACCGATTGCTTTTTCTGATTTCTTTTGCTTGAATAGCGCATCTGCTGGATTCCATACCCATGCGTCAATTTCTTTCTTCATAATCCTTTCTCCTTCCTAAGTTTCTTATTCAGTGCCTTGTAATACTTGATTAGCTGCTCGTACTCGAAATCAGACATCTTAGAAGTACCGGCAGCTTTCACTTTTAGTAAATCAAATTTCTGTTGTCCGATTTTAGCTATCAAATTCTTTTCGTAATTAATCAAATGGTCTGCGCTAAACCGATTGCACGCTCGGCATTCGGCATGAGCGTTATCTTCGTCAAACCTTGTAGAGAGGTGGCGGCGTGAATGAAAATGACCGCAGTCTGCCTGCTCGAAAGGCTTTATTTCACCACAACTTATGCACTTAAAGAATCTGTAATTAAAAGGTTTGCTATCTCTTAGACGGATATATAAGCTGAAAACCTTATCGAGTTTAGCTTTCAAATCCGGCTTCTTCTTTATTATCACCCCTGCCTTATCAAACAAGGGTAAAGGCTTGTCTTTTTTCTTAGCCTTGGTTCTTTTAATGTAATATGGCATAGTTTATAATTTCAGTTTGTGGTGGTAGCAGAACTTGCACCTGCACGAGTGGTGTTTTTGCGGTTTACTGAGTTTGTGTCAGTATTCCTAAGATGTCTCGCGAGTTGCAGGTTTAGTTAGTAACTGTTATCTCGGAATTTTTCACCTCACATCTTGATTAGCGTCTCTCATTGTTCCGCCATACCACCATGTTCGCCAACCCTATCTTCACAGACCGAGCAGGCAGGTTAACAAAGTTATACTTCGATGATTACGATGTCGGGGGCAATCTGTCTGATAGCATCCAATTGTTCGTCAATAACTTTGTTTTTGTATTCCTCAATGGCTTCATTTGCGCCAGCAGACACAAGAGACAAAGTAACATCGCGACCGTCCACATCAGCGTAAATTTCAACTTCGATTTCTTCACAGGCGAAGCCTTTGAAAAGAGGAATATTCAGTTTGAATGATTTCGGCAGATTTGAATCGACTACCTGCGAGTAATTATCTACCTTGCTTCCGTTTTCCTCCTTACTGCGCTCAATATCTTGATTTACTTTAGCTTTGAAGTTCTTTAATGTAGAAACAAGCATCATATTTTGCGATTTATCGGTAAAGAAAGCACGGTGCATTTTGACAAACTTAGATAGCTTGATGGGTTCCCATTTCTTTTCAGTGTTGATGCCGAACTCCATCATTTCTTTGGAGGTTTTCAGTTCACCTCTGATGTCCGATTGGTAATAGTTCGTTTCGTCAACCGTCAATG